GAACAGACATCTTCTTTCGAGTTGGCGGGACAAGGACTGTGGCAATGAGAAGCCCGACAATCAAGCCCGCAACCACCCACCGGAGTTCGATCATTGTATCTTTGGTCCGATATAAGTATCGACCGCGGAAAAGAACATGAAATACAGGAACACCATGACATACCCGGAATAGGGAATGAAGATGGCAATGACGGTAACAGGAATCGCGACGGGAATGCCATACTTCTGCGAGAACAGTACATAGGTGATCGCAATGCCGAAGACATAGACGAGCGTGGATAGAACAATCCCGCCAAGAAGCTTGAACTGGTTCTGAAAATACTCCATTGAGGGTACCTGGTACGGACCCTTCTTTGGGTCGTTGATTGTGATATTGTCCATTGTGAAGGTCTGGTTGTCGGGGACCACAATGCGCCGCCTCTGACCCTTCTCATCCACAATGTTCACAGTCAGTCGCCGGCCCTTGATTGCCGTTGCGCTCGAGTTTGCTTGCTGTTGTTTGGCCTCTAGGATCTCCTGCCGAAGTTGCGCCTCCTTCGCCCGGATGCAGTCTTGGTCGACACCGCCGCAGGCTGCTGCAGCAGCATCGCGGATCCGCCTCTCCTCCTGACTCGTGACCTCGACCTTATTTGCCACCTCAAATGCTGGAATGAGGCTCTCGTCGACTGGGACGTTAATGGTTGTCCCGACGACCCTGTCCCGAAGGACTTTCGTCGCATTGCGTTGCGACTTCTCGTCGCCGTAGTAGGCAGACTCAATATATGCCATTGTTATGATGCGAAGACTAAACTACCGAGTCCTGACACAATACGGAGGAAGTTGATCGACTCCACATAGACGCCGACATTGTAGGTGAAGGTGAAGATGACGTTGTCATTTGTCTGGACAACGGTGACGAGCTCTGAAGGGTCATAAAGAGGCACCTGCGCAGGCGGGATGATGACAGGGTTTGGGTTGAAGACGGTCGAACGCAGGACGCAAACGATGCTAGAGGTCGGGCTGCCCTCCGGAGTCACCGAGGCCGGAAGAGGAGTCTGGAGGGTGAGACGCAGGATCGTCTTGTTGAACATACTGCCGTTGATGGCTCCACTCGGCTGATATTGGTCGTGGTCGAGAGCGAACGAGTACTGGTAAATGCCGGGGAGAGACACGGGAGGCTGGCCGGTGACATACCGATACATCTGCTGGAGGCTAAAGAAGGGAAACGGCTTGGTCGTGAGTCGCTCCTTCCCGTCGAGAATAAGCGTCCCATCAATGACACTGCTTCGAGGGTAGACGGAGCTGATCTGCTCTTGCCCGGTCGAATACACGGATGTCCCGGTGTCTGTTGTGATAGGTGTCCAGGGTGCACGCTTCGGGTTGGTCCAATTCGTGTAGTTGTCCCAGTCGTTGACGAGGATGCGATCAGAGCGACGAGCTCCAAAGACAATGCGTGTCACAAGGTTGAACATCGGGATCTCCAGGTCTGTATTGCCTCCGAATTGTCCCTCCTTGTTGACATACTTCACCGTCTTGACAAGGAAGGTCTGATCGGCCCGCGCCAACTGGTTCATCTCCACCTCGGTGAGGTAGATGAAGGTCCCCTCCACATAGAAATCGGGGACGAAGGTCGTCAGGCTCGTGTTGCTGGGTGTACCATCGCTCTTGGGCGGGGACAAGAACAGCGACAGCGGATAATTCGTCACACTCCCTGAGTTCCGGCTGACAGGGGTGACACGCTGTCCATAGGTCGGGTTCCCCGGGGTAACATCGATGACGGTATACAGGTCATTGAGCGCCCGCAGCGTCACATTGATATACACCTCCGAGTTCTGGAGCGAGACCAGAGGGAGGGCCAGACCGGGATTCTCACAGAACCAGAAGTGCAGAGGTACAACGAGCTGACGAGACCGGATCGATGGCTCGGGAGTCGTGGTCATTGGCATCTGGGACGGAGCATTCACAGGGGTAATCGCATGAGGGTACTGGTTCTGGCGATCATAGGCGTTCGCGGGATCGTACATCTCCGGTACATTGCCGGTCATCTGGTCGACAATGGCACGCTTGTCTGCGGTGTGGGTCGTATAGGAGTAGAGCTTGAGCCATTCGCCAGTCAGGCGCTGGATCACCTGACCGTTCATGACGATGTCAACATGGTCAATCAGGTTGTACCCGATATTCTTAATCCACTGGAACTCATAGCCGATCGCGTTCGACCTTGGATCGTAGCCAGTGGGAGGCGTGTTGGCTCCGAGCGACTTGAGCGGTGAATAAATATCCGGAAGGGTGAGGACCAGGTAGCAGTCGTGGAGCATCTGCGCGTACCGGTCCACGCGGCAGGAGATGGTACGTGTCTGCGTGGTATTAAACTCGAGGTTGGAAGCAGTGAACGGCATACGAATTTGCTCGAGAGCGAAGTTCGTATGGCGTCGATAGACAGAGCGGAAATGGGTCATGGACGGGGTTCCATTCACAAGCTCGTTCTGAGCCCCCGTTGCGACCAGCTGGAGAAGACCGCCAGGCATTTGTTGTATAGTCCACGGATTGTTTAGCTTTCTTCTTGCATGATGTGGAGAAAGCGAAGGTAGAGTGCCCCGCCGAGAAGAGACAGGCAAATCAGCATGAGAAGCTCGACTGTATCATATGGCAGCTTAAACGGTCGGGCGAGTCGCCGTTACACTCATAGGCTGAAGAAGATTCAGACGAACCCAGCCCTTGCCCGTCGTCGTGGTGAACACGCCAGGTGCCACAGAGCTGCCATTCGAGAGGCAGCACCAATTCGAAGTTGTCTCCCCACCGCGGACCGTGCGCCACCCACTCGGGTTGGGATTCACAAAGAGCTGTGTCTGCGTGGCACCGTTGGCGATCGCGCTCAGGAACACAGAATTGTACCGCTTGGTCTGGGGAGGAGGGATCTGATGGTAGGTCGCTGCAACGAGTTGACGCTTCTTCATCGTCAGGTAGTCTTGCGCGGAGTTGACCTGCATTTGTCATTTACGGAAGAGAATCCTAACAGTCTCAATGCGTTTCGTTCTCGTCAGCACACATATCGATCAGACGACCGGGTACTCGAAGGTGTCCCATGCCCTTCTCCGCCAGCTGGCCACTCTCGCGCCGAAGGTGAAGACCTTCCACTTTGGCTTCCAGCGCCATCCTGCACGCGCCAATATCCGCAAGGTCCCCGATGGTGTCACAACCTACGATGCGGCTGCGAACGAGGATCCGAAAGAGGAGGGGTTCGGGTTCAACAAGATCCACGAATATCTGGAGATGGTGAACCCTGATGTCGTGATGATTTACAACGACCCTCTCACTGTCTGCCGCTTCATTGAGTCGATGAAATATGAGCCTGGCAAGAGCCCCTATCGCCTCTGGGTGTACCTCGACCAGGTCTACGAGGGCATCGCACCACCCCTCGTCGACACCATCCGTCGGAATGCAGATCGAGTCTATTGTTTCGGGGAGCACTGGAAGTCCATCTTCCTTGGGTATGGCCCTGCTCCGGATGTTCGTATTCTTACACACGCAGTGGACTCGACACTCTTTTCCAGCCTTCCTGCGGATGCTCGCCATGCAATTCGAACCTCCGTGAACCTTCCAAGTGACGCTATTGTCCTTCTCAACGCGAACCGAAACAGCCAGCGTAAGCGTCTTGACCTCACGGTGCAAGGGTTTGTGCGCGCACTCTCGCAGAACCCCAAGCTTCACCTAATGGTGGCGTCGAACATGAACCCCCAGACCGGTGCCTTCTACGATGTCCAGCGCATCTACCTTGAGGAGCTCAAGGTCCGCGGGCTGGATACCTTCCCGTATATGAAGAACCTCATCCTCGTCGATACATCGGCGCCGAATGTGATCGATGATGATGGGATCAATCAGATATATAACCTTTCCGATATCGGAATTAATACTTCGGACGGGGAGGGATTTGGCCTCTGTCAGCTGGAGCACCTGTATACCGGTGCGCCTCAGGTGGTCACCGATCTTCCTGCGTACCAAGAGTTCATGAACAGCAATGTATCTGTGACGATTCCATCGAATGGACGCGCATACTTCCCCGGCGGAATGCCACATGGACTGTGGTTCCCGACCTATAATCCGGACGATGTCGCAAAGGCCATTCTCCATGCAGCGGAGACCCTCCCTGAGATGAAGGCTGCCATCAAGGACCATAGGTTCAAGAATTGGGCGAGCGTCTGTAATGAATTCCTCGAGGATGTCCTCATGCTAACCGAAGGTCTGGTAGCCAGCGTATCTGTCCCGGTGTTGCCAGCACTCCCATCCGCATAAGATGGTTGTTGTCCTCAAAGGCTGGGCCGTCAAAGACCTCCTTGCTGTCGGGGTCAACCAAAAAGACCATCCCCTTGATGGAGACCTTCTGGAGGCGACGCTTCCTGCGCTGCAGGTTGCGCAGGTAGGTGGAGTCGAGGTCCTCCTGCTTAATGTTCGGCTTGAAGGCCAGATCCTCTCCTGTCACCGTACTATCAAACCTCATACAAGTAATGACCGGCGTTTCGCGACTATGGAGTTTCCGATGAACTTCGCAGTCGACGGCAGCCTGCTTGAGAAGAAGTCCGATCTTCTGGTTCACCTTCTCCTTCTCGTACGCCTTCTCGTAGAGGTACTCGTCCGTGCTCATGAACACCTCGACCGGGTCACCCTCGTACCGCTTCATCACCATATCCGTCCTGCGCACGAGAACCACATTCACACCCTCGCTCGACTTTGTCTGCCCTTCGCTGAAGACGCTGAGGTAGAACGAGATACGCACCGTACGCTCTTCGACGGGGAGCCTGGCGTGCGAGCAAAGACGGATGGCACGACCAATGACCTGATCGTGGCGTGCTGGGTTCCAGTGCGGCTCCATAATATGGACATGCCGCACATTCGCAAGGGTGATACCCTCGGCACCTGCAGCTGTGATCATGAAGAGACAGAGCTTCTTCTTGGGCTTGGACTCCACAGATGCCTTGAGACTAGGCGGGAAATCATCCGAGTAGCGTCCACCGTTGAAGATCTGGCGCATATACTCACGGGCTTCAGAGTCCTCCTTGCCGGTGTAGAAGGCGAAGGCCGGCTTCTCCGGATCCAGGGTCGGGTCTTCCACCCACTGGTTCGCCTCCTTCGTCAGCTTATACTCCTGCCAGCCATTGGCTTCGAGGGCTGCACTAAAGACACCCAGACCCTCGAGGTTGCGGAAATAGGAATAGACGAGCTGGTTCCGGTAGTCTCCTTCGCCTAAGGATCCCTTGATGTTCGTCATCATCTTGAGCATCTTGGGACTGAACGCCTCGAGCGCCTTCTCCGTGAGATACCGCTGAGGAGCTGCCTTGAGCGCCGCGAGGATTTCCGACTTGTCGGGAGCCTCGTCCTCGTTCTCTGCCTCTACATCCGCCTTGGCGAGGTCCGAGGGTACAGCATAGTCGCACGCCAGACGCGAGTTCACGCGGAAGGTCTTCATCTCGTCGTCGGGCGCTCGCATCGGGTTCATCTTCTTGCGAGCATCACGCTTGATCTCCTCTGCACGGATTGCGAGATAGTGGTTGAACTGCTCGTCCGACATTAGGCACTTCTCCAGCGTCTTGTCGTCGTCCACACGCCGGGGGAGCATGCGCTCGTCAGCACCCTTGAAGTACGAGACAAGACCCTGGATGCGCCGCTGGAAGAGCAGTGGGTTCTTGATGGTGAGCCCGTCTAGGAACAACGCGGCAAAGTCCTCGTAGACCGTAGGGAGACACTCGAACTTCTCTGTCGAGACACGCTCGATGGCGAGCTCTGCGCCACCCACATCGGTCTGGAACTTGGGCGCCCAGGACTTGACCCAGTCGGCTGCCAGCGGGATAAACGGCATGTCCTTGACATACTGCACGGCCGTCCGTTCGCCCTTCTCGGAATAGATGCTGCGGAAGTGAGGAGGGTTCCGCGTCACCATGATGAGCTTCTTGACCGCATTATATTCGATCGTGTCCACATCCGGAATGCCGCGCAGAGCCGTAGTCATGCGCTCCTCGTCCCAGGCCGGAATCGCCTTCACAGGGATCAAGATGCGCTCGATCGGTCCACGAAGAAGGTTCATGAGGTAGGCGACTTCGTTCGCGCGGTTAATGACGGGTGTGCCGGAGAGTGCGACCACTTTGCAGTCAACTGCGTTGTAGAGGAGGTCATAGAGTTTGCGCGCGATGTCCGATTGGTTGGAGGTTCGGGAGATGAAGTTATGGACCTCATCAATGATAACAACGCTGTTCGAATACGGATTAGTGCCATCCGCAGGGACATACTTGCCTATGTTAGCTGACGAGAGACCGTTGTAGCGGATGAAGGTGAAGCGCTGGTCGATAATGTCATCGATCTGCTTGGCAATGATCTCCTGTGCAGGCTGAGGGAGCGTGCGGTAGTTGGGTTGCTCGCCTTGAACCGTCGTAAAAAAGGTGCGGTTCCTGTCCAGAAAGCCGTCAGAGATGCTCATCTTCTTCGCAGTCTCGCGGGACTCGGGTGTGAGCTGCTGCTGGCGCCAGTGCTGGTCGTACATATACAGAGGGTCACCACACTTGCGGAGCTCGCCGCGGTAGTTCTGTTCCAGCGAGGCAGGGAGCATGACAAAGACCTTCTTGTTGCTCAAGAGCGACTCAGCCACTGCGATGGATGAGCATGTCTTTCCGGAGCCAAGA